GGGGAACCCCCATACGTTATCTTTTAGACGACTTAGCAAGTGAGGCGATAGTTATTTTTACTTTTTAGTAATCATATAATGACACTGCAACAGAAAACACAGGACTTCAAACGGAAAACGGAATGGAAACACTCATGACAACGATATAGGAATTACGTGGACTTACTGACAGATCAGCAATAGGTATACATTGACATGTTTACAATTAATGTATATCGACTATGAATTCGGAGGACGAAACGGTACCTAACCCGACTGTTAGGAGAAAGCGACAAGAGAATAAGAACTATGCTCCTGTCGACCCAAGGTTGAACGAGTTGGAGAAGACCGACTGTTCGAAGAAGTTTCAGGCGAGACAATCGAAAGCCTATGCAATGTTTGCAAGACCTAGAGTTCAAGCATCTCTAGGAGAGAGGAGTAGCAACATGATAGAGAAGGCGAACAGAAAAGAGCACAATAGACGAGGTTTTGCTATGCGCGATAATGGAAAGAGAAATCTACCCATTTATTTGACGCCTAGCAAGTCTAAGGACGTAGGTTCGCCAGAGGCAAGACTCGAACTGTATTCTAAGAGGCATAGATGTAAACACAATAAAGCGTACAACCACCTTCGCCTAGTGGTGAAGGGGGTACCAACGTATGAACCTTTTTGTGATCACGATAAGCCTAGTAGATATGGAACGAGGAAGAAGAGATGTCCCTTTTGTATGTCACCAAACACATGCGCACAACAATTTGTTGAATTATCTGAAGGAGATATAAATTGCGATTGCACACGCGGTTATTGTACCGCTTGTAAAAAATCTGTATTTATTGATTCGGAAGAGAAGATAACAATGTACGACACGTGTTTGGAGCAGACGAAAGGACTAGTAGGGCCGCGAGTAGAGGAAACGACACTCGCACCATGGGCAACAAAGAAGAAATACTCGACGTTACCGATTAATCAGATGTTTAAACCAGTATCACTGGTGGACGCAGCTATTTATGAAGAAGCGACGAGTAAGAAAACTGAAGGGCTCATAGATCCTAATAAAGTATATACTCCAGAGGAAGCTTTAGCGACTTTATCTTTTGCACACAGTATTGAACCAAAAAAGAAAGAAGACTTCGATGTCTCATCTTTGGTTGGTTCTATTGTTAACAAGTTTAAAGCCACTAGTAGCGCAACAAAGGAGCGTATACGAGTTAGGAATGTCAAACAGCAGATGTTTGAAATGGAAAATGAAACGGACTACGATAGCGATGACTCAACGGACTCATATGGATATTATCATTCAGACGCAGTAGCAGATCTATTAGAACTAGGTTTACCCGGTTTTAATAGACTCCTTATGGATAACGATAATGAAAGCGATAACGGAACGGAACAACAAATGAACACACACATGGCAACGAGTGGACCAATTGACATATTCACGAAAGTAGATTCAGTAGAGGTAGGTTTAACCACCTCCACTGAAACCATCATGAATGACAATAGCGAATTTGGATTAGAAAACACGAACGACACACACAACACAACGGAAATCAACGGACAAATTGACGAAATCACGAGAGTAGATTCATTAGAAGTAGGTCAAACCGCTTCTACTGGAACCATCATGAATAACAACGGGCAAGACAACAACACACAAACAAACGGAACGATTGGACAGAGAATAAAGGTTATTGTTTACAATATACCGAGGAGAAAACCAGACTGGACGAAACCAATGGGCAGAAATTGGTTAGTTCGACACATCGAGCAGCTCGATGACGAGGAGAGGAAAGCTTTAATTTTATGTTTTTATGATGCAGTTTTAGTTTATTATTATTTACATTTGACACCGGATGCCGAAAGTGGA